GGTTCCGGTGACGGCTCCGGTTCCAGTTACGGTTACGGTGACGGTTACGGTTACGGTGACGGTGACGGTTCCGGTTACGGTTCCTCACATGTCTCCACAAGACCTAACAACATCTGAAGGAAAACCCCTTTTCGTCTCCCAAAAAAGAACTTTGGGAAGACTCATTGAAATGGGCCTTCTTGCTCTTGACTACTCCGACCAACGAGAAACTATAATCCACCGAAATCCTTTTTCAGGTGACGAAGTCAAACTCTCCGCTCTTGCAAGTGCAATCGCAGACATTATTTTGACTATAAACATAACTTCCCAAATCGGCTTTCGTGACTGGGACAACCTTCGCATGACTTTCCGGCTTTGTTGGCCGGATGCGTACTATAAACTTATTGACTAATTTTTATGCCACAAACAACAAACAGTATCACAAAGCAACTCCTTGAGGTTCGCGCAGCAGTTCAAGAACTTGTTATCACAGATGATAACGAACAAATCATCGACGACCTTCTAACTTCCTTGGATGACGCTGTCGAGTACCTCGACGAACTCTCAAATAAGAACTGACTTCTTATCCCTTTCCAGCGGCTCTGACCGCCGTTAACACAGACGCGTTGGCTGTGCACTTTCCAACGCGGCTTCGAGCACCTCACGCTCTTCATATAACATGTCCGAACACACCCACACCCACGCTCCGGGCGACCTGATCCCGGCAACGTTCAAAACGACTGGTTTCGAAATCACGCTGCACGTCCCGTCCAGCATCGAAATCTACGACAAACTCGCGAAGAAAACCGGCCAGTGCTTGCAGGACGCGATCTTGAACACGGTCTATCGCGGCTCACTTGCTGAATTTCGCGGTAACTTCTGCGAAGCGGTCGAAAAAGAGACCCAAATCGCCCGCAAGACGAAGCCCACCGGCAAGAAAGACTCCGAAGGCGCCGATATTGAGGTCTATGATGAGACCGAAGGCGAGTACTTCAACCGCGTGCTTGCTGAGTCCGGCAAGACCCGCGAGCACTTCACGCCGTTGGCAAACACCATCGCCTCCGCGATTGTGTTCGACCCCTCGGCCACCGAACGCAAAGCCCCCGGCCCGAAGAAGGTTGCGAAAGCCTACATCGCGGCTGCACAGACCCTTATTGATAAGGGCGCGGCACACGCAGCGGCTGCCAAACTCTCTTCGCTCCTCGGACGCGAAGTCCTCCCAACTCTTGAGTCCCTCAGTGGAGCGATTTCTGAGGATCAACGCAAAAAGGACGTTGCCAACGAGTACTCGTCCTAATCGAAGGCTACATTCGCCTTCTAACAAGTCGCCACAGGCGGGAACCAAGCTGCCTCTTCGGCCCCGGACTGCGTGAAAACGTGGTTCGGGGCTTTGGCAGTGCTAAACTTAGGTGCTTCTAGACACCGCCTGGCAAAACGTGTATAACACCACGAACGGTTCAAATCCGAATAAGTGAAGCCGCCACAATTCACGGATGACAGGCGTTAAATGAACGTGCGAGGGCTGCGTCTCGTTAATCGCAGAAACCCTTTATGGACTCACAACACCCACCCGCCAGCGTGCCGACACCGACAGATCACTACGACTCCGCGATGTTTAGCAGTGCAATGTTAGCTCGCTGCGTGCTGACCGAGGCGCAGAGAAAGTCCTTTATTCAGCAATCCGCCATGTCCATTGTGAATGATGAGGAAACGGGTGCGCAGGTTGTAGCTTATCGTCACCCCAACGGAAAGGTTTTGATCGACGAAATACGGTTGCCGGGCGAACGCGAGAACGCCGCGCTGGTGGCAGAGTTGGGTGTACTTCGTGAGGTCAACCGCGCACTTTCAGCCTCCGCAGCGAACGATTCGTGGTCAAAAGCACTTCAAGATGCACTGGACGCAATTCCGATGGACTGCGTAAAGTCCGATTATTGGGTTAATGGAATCACGCGATTGGCGCAAGACAGAGACGCCCTGCGCAGCGTTCTCGCGGAGCTGGCTTCGGAATGTCAGGAATACGAAGAAATGTTAGACATTGTGGCCGATCTGGAGGTCGGGGAACCAAACGGCCCTTGTGCGGCTAATCGTGCATGGACTATTCGAGAGCATTTGCGTGCAGCCCTCGCCGCCCACGCTGCTGGACAGAAAGCGGGTGGAGCGTGAGCCCGCCTGAACCACGCTGGAAATCGCTTCCAATGACCTGGAATCAGCGTCAATTGATGGATGCCCTGCGACTTCCTTACGATGAAAACACGACTCGTGGTGAGGCGTCTTCAGCGATCACTGAGGCTGAGGAAGGTTCACCGCACCCATTTTCAGAGGAGGCGCTACAATGAACGACGACACCACCAAACCCGCAGGCCAGCCTTCGCTCAGCGAAACCGATTTGTCGATCATCAACGACATTTACGAACGGGCACATGCTGAGCATCGCAGCCCGGTAAGCATGATGAAGGACCTGCTGCTTTGGTACAAAAACGCGGACAAAGGATGGAACGACCTCCAGAAGATTCTCACGCCCGCAGGCCAGCCCACCGAGGCGAAAATCGAAGAGAGGCACCGTGTGCTTGTTAAACAACTTCGATATTGGTTTGGCTGCGGCAATTGGGATGATTTTACAGCGGGGATAATCGCCAACTTTGAAGCCCGCGCCGTGTCGGAGGCGACGAAGGAACTTCGGGAAGAACGAGAGAATATTATGGGAGCCTATCGCCAGCAGTACGACACGATAAAAAGTCTCCGCGCCCAGCTCGCGCAAGCCGAAGCCGTTGACGCGTCGACGAAGGAACTGCGGGAGCAGTTGGAGCTACTGGAGTCTCAGCACGAAACAAGGCTCGCCGCTTTCGAGGAGTACAAAAAGTTGCGGGACGCCCAGCTCGCGCAAGCCGAAGCCGAGCGTGATACGCTTGCCAAGAAACTCAGCGACCAGAGCATGAGCGTGATTGTGGACATGGATAAGTTTGACGAGATTCAGGCCAAGGCTGATCGCTGTGAACGAGCCGAAGCCGCACTTGCGCAGGGGCAGGCAGACAGCAAGAGGTTGGATTGGTTGGAGGCTATTTCGCCACTAACGGCGATAGGCAGGACTCCTTCTGGCCGATGCTCAATTTTCTCTCCTGATAATTACGAGTCAGCGGGGCATCAAAGTTTTCGTGCCGCGATTGACGCCGCCATGTCGCAGCAACTGGGAGGTGCGTCGTGAAAAAGAAAATCTGGTGCCACCATATTCGATGGGTGCCGTATTACCGCCTTCTGTCGAGCTGTACTCAGCCAGCGGGCCATGCCTTCTTTTTCCAAGGAGAAGCCGTTAAACGAACATGGAAGCACTGCCCACTTTGCGGTGCCAAACGACCAGCGCAGCAACCGGGAGGGAAATAGCATGAAACGCGTCAAAATACTTCCTCGTCCACCGCAGCGCCAACGGCAATTAGGCAGGCTGTTCAAGTTGCTTATGGACTCTGAAGCGAAGACACAAAAGATTCGTGACCGTATTAACCGCTTTATTTTGGCAGACCGAATTATAACCTCAACTGACGACTAAAATGCACTATAAAAATGGACGGCCCGTAGAGATTGGCGACTTTGTTGTTGGCACAAGCCACAATAGCGGAGGACGCATCGTATTTGGCGTTGTTATCGAACAAATGCCGCTTCAAGGCCCATGTAACATTAAGCTCTCGCTTATCGAAACCTGCTCACGAAAACTCGCCGAGAAAAAAGAAGTTTCGTATGTCCCGCTGAGAGATAATCTAGATCGCGTATTGGTGACAGCAAACTTTGACGACTTTGGGGATGCGGCCAACTTTATTAAATGCGAGGATGGCCTTCGCTTGGCCAAAGCCGCACAATACGGTGCGTGGAATTGTTCTTACTTCGTCTGAACAAGCACCCGCGCAAAAGCCATGAGCATTTTTATCGTAAACAAAACTGTTTGTGGTCTGTTTCGTTTTGCTGACCAAGACGGTATTCCTGTTGCATATTCTATAACTCTCTGCGAAAAGCATAAACTAACGCTTAATTTTTCCCATTACATTGCAGAGGCTTGGCTTGCTGGTCACGACGATGCTTGGACTGAAAAACAACTTAATGAAGGTTTTTGCGACGCGGGAACCTCCCTTCGATTTAACTGGGCCGAAATCAAAAAGACGTGGCAAGAACACTTCACCCGTTCCGGTGCTAAAACAATGAACGAGTGGGCAGAAACAATTATTAAGCAACTTAAACCTGCGTGAACATCCCCTCCCGCCTTTCCCAACCCTCCTTTGAACGCTTCCGCACCATCATCTCCAACGCCGCAAACGTGGGGAGAACTGTCGAGGTCACAGCAGCGGGCCTTGCTTCGTCTACTTTCGCTGCGCGACTTCGTGATGCGTTACTTTCCTACCGTAAATTCCACTGGGGAGACGAATCTGCGAGACCTGACTGGTGTCGTTTGTCCGTGTATACAAACACACAAGGCAAAGTGTTTCTCGGTTCCACCCCGCCGCGAGATGAAAATTTGGGCGGTTATAGCGTGGTTCCCACAATCACTACGGAAACAACTAGCAGAAGTTCTTGGAGCACCGCAGAGCTACAAGCAATCTGCCTTCTTATTTCAAACAAAAAGATCGCTGGTGGTGTCGAAGTCCCTCGCATCCCGGCGGAGTTAAGTTCAACCCTTGAACTCGACTACGATATCGCAATCACTCACGAACCAAATGCCTCCATCATTTTCTAGTCCCTTCACCAAAGACGCAGGTGCACAATACCGCGTCCAAGCAGACGTCCCCACCGCCTGCGTCAAATACCTCCAATCCTTGTCCCCCGGCCCCGGAATCATCGTCAACATCATCCAATCCGTCTTTTATGCCCTTGAACACGACTGTCGAAACGCCGGCCTCACCAGCTGGTCGGATACTTCCCACGCCGCCCTCGTCGGCTTTATTCGCAACCGCACCGGTACACGCGCTCTTACAGACCTCGGTGACCGACATGTCGCCGGAGCAACTTCGGTCGTTTGTCCAGCACATGCGGCTCCTGCGGACAAGTCCCCCAACTTTCAGCAAGACGCTTCGGGGCGAGGAGGACTCGGAGGAACTGTCCGAGGTCAAAGCAACAACCAAAAGCCGCAAACCACGAAGCGCAAAGCCAAAGCGTGACATCGCGGCGGACTATTTATGACACTAACACTCCCGCTCGTCGACGACGTCTTGTATCTTGACAACAGCGCCCTCGAACTCATCACCACTTGTCCCCGCCAAGCTCAATACTACATCCTCCAAAAACGTGAAAAATCCGCAGAACGCACAGCCCTCATGTTTGGGGGTATCATCCACAAAATCCTCGAAGCGAAGTACAAAGCGATCAATTCCCCGGTCGAAACGCAGACAGAAATCATGCTTGCCGTTGCCGCTGATGCGTTTTCCACGTGGACGCCTGACGCGGAAGAGTTTCGGAATTATGATTGCGCCGTTCGTTTCGTTGGGGAGTATCAGAAGTTGTATGCGCAAGAGCCCTTCACGATCAACGCTATTGAAACTCCTTTCGCAGTCCCAATTGGAGAGTTTGTTTTTGGCCAAAGAACTATCAAGGTTGTATGGCAGGGCAGGATTGACCTCGTGGTACAAGGAATGGAGAAGAAACTTTACGGAGTTGATCACAAGTCAACGTCCATGATGGGTCCTTCCTACTTCCGTGAATTTGACCTCAGTTCTCAAATCAAAGGCTACGGGTGGGCGGTCGCCCAAACCCTCGGCGTCTCCCTCGAAGGCTTCATTGTCAACGCCCTTGGAATCCGTCGCCCCACCAAGACGGGAAAAGCTTTTGAATTTCAACGATATACAGTCCGTTTCTCTAACGCTGACTTGGAGGAGTGGAAGCAAGACACACTTCACGTTATTTCCAGCTTCCTCGCAGGAGTTGAAGCAGAGTATCTGCCGCGTCATACGAAATGGTGCGTCGGTAAATACGGCGAATGCCAATACTACAACGTCTGCGTCCTCCCAGCAGAACACCGCGCCACGATGCTTGCGAGTGGGGATTACAAAACCGTCACGTGGAATCCTTTAAACCCAACATAATATGGGTTGTGTAAAAAATATAACACCCGACCACTTCCCGAAACAAGGAAAGTTTCTAGGAAAGCGAACAAAGGTTTGTTTTAACTACGATACATCCTGCGAACTAAACGGAACAATCGTCCGTGACGATGCAGAAGAACCAGGACGTTTAATTATACAACTAGATAATGGTTGGTTTGTATTATCAACTGAATGTCAATACTCCTTTCCAACATGAAAATCACCAATATTTCCTACGGCCTCACCATTAACACCGGCAACTACACCTCCGTTCGCATCGACATGACGGCGGAGGTCGAAGAGCACAGCGTGGTTGAGGCTATGAACGCGCTTAAGACCGCCGTCCAGTTTGAAGCCGCAAAAGTTCAGCCCGTCAAAGGTCAATATATTTCTTATCCAAAATGAACCAAGCAACACAGTCACCATCGCGAATCAGCACTTCCACCGGCCCTTGCGCCGTTCCGTCAGCACAAGGAGAAATTCCTTCCGCACTTACCGAACTGTCTTCACAACTACAAAGTTTGTGGGCTTCGCTTTCTGAACTTGAAGAGCGGCTGCACAATGTTGTAAGACAAGAACCGTGCACGCCGTGTGACCCGCAGAAGAGTCTGCAACCGCCACCAGCGAATCAAGTTTTTGAACGACTAAATGAGTTGAGTGCCCAGGTACAAGTCGCGCGGAATGGCGTCAACTCGATTTTGTCGCGGCTTCAAACATGAAATCTTCAACCGATTACAAGCCCTCAACCTCACTCGCGGTTCTCCTTGTTGGTGAACAAAAAACTGGTAAAACGAGGACTTTGTTTGCGTTCCCCGACCCTTGGATTCTGGACTGTGACCGGAACCTTTACTCCGCAGTCCGTATCGCACCAGGAAAGAAGTTCTGGTTTGACGATCCCTACACCGACAAAGACGGCAAATACATCTCCGACGACATCATGCTTCTCCCCACGAAGGATTCGTCTCGTTGGGCACGAGCCTACAAACTGATTCAGGAAGCCGCGAAGGAACCTCTCGTCAAAACTATCGTCCTCGACGGATGGACGGCCCTCACCGAAATGTTGATCGGGCACTTGATCTTGTGCGGGTTCAAGGACGAAGGGAAGAAGCTGGACAGGTTGCGGATTCAAGACTACCAACCTTTGAAGACTATCATGACGTCCCTCATCATGGCCCTCCGCAACACCGGTAAAATCATTGTCGTCACCTCGCACCAGAAAAGCGACAAAGACGAGTTGACCGGTCGCCTTCGCTACACCGTCAACATGCCGGGTTCTTTGTGCGAAAACTTCGGCGGACTCTTCACAAATACTTGGGCCACGCAATGCACCAACAACGGAGGCAAGCTCAAATACGAAATCCTTCACCAACAGTCCGGCTTCCACGTTTCCCTCGGCACCGACCGGGACCTCCCAATGTCCACCGACGTCACCGACAAGACCCCCGACCAAGTTTGGGCAATCCTCGCCCCGAAACTAACCACCGCGCCTTTAATTTCGACAACCACTACCTAACATGGGCCAGCACGCAGACGTCGCTTTTGACAACTACCTCCTTGCACTTGAAGAGGGTGACTACGAAAATTGCATTGATGTCATGTGTAAATACTGCCACGCGTTTCCACTAGACTGGGAAGAAACACCCGAAGGCTGGCGCTTATTCACACAGAAGCGTCATATACTACACAAATGCAAAGCCTTCCGAAACCGAAATTTAGCAGGGCAACCCGCTCTGTGAGCTAAACAAACAACACAAAGAACCAACATGTCCACTGAAATCGACATCCTTTCGAGTCTTGACAGCCTCGACCTCACCAACGTCTCAACGGGATTTTCCATAATCCCCGCCGGACTTTACGAGGTCTCGGTTGCCGAAATGAAGATCGAACCGAACAAGAAGGGCACAGGCCACAACTGCAACGCGAAACTCGCGCTGACTCAACCCACCACCGCCATCGACGGGAAAACTGTGAATCCGGGCTTCCCGATCTTTCACACGATCTCGCTCGTGGAGACGGACAAATACAAGCCCGCTTCGTCCCTCGCGGCGTTCAAAGAATGCTTCACAGGAACGAAGGCTGGGACGTTCATGCCTGTGTCCCAATTCATTGGGAATACTGGTAGCGTCCGTGTGACGGTTGAGACCAGTGACCAGTACGGTCAGCAAAACCGCATTGCGCGGTTCGTCAAGAAAGGATGATTCACTTGCAACAGCTCGGTGGGTGCGCCACCACGTGGGAAGAGGAAACTGAAAGTGCGGGAATCCGCGCTGTATAACTAAGGCACTCCGCCTTCCACAAGGACTGAACCTTGGCCACACGGGCCTCGCGGACGGATGAGCCGTCCTGTTGCATTCAACTTTGGTAGTAGTCGGCTATAAAATCCGATAGTGATAGTTCCTTAAGCAACGTAACCGGAATAGGAACTTGCAAGTGTCGACGGACAAATGCAGTAACGAACTCGTTGCCTACTACCTTTTAATTTCCCTTCCCATGCCCAATTCAAACATTGAACCCGACCGGGCGCCGGCAGAGATCATTACTGACGTCAATCAACTCTCCCCCGAACACTTCAAGGATGCGTTCGAGAAACTCTACGATAAGAAAGCGTCCGAAATATACCTTGTCTTCTCTAAGGACAAAACGCAACACTTCCGTTCGCCAGGGCAGAAGAAGCCCTGGACAACTAAGATTTACAAGCACGCAGACCGGGTCGCCGTTGAATCCGGTGGGGTTGTTGTGACGCTTGAATTCGCTATCAAAACCATGTTTAATCAACTAATTGCGAAGAACTAACATGGACGACGACCTCAAACTCCGCGCAGGTGCCTTATACCGAGACCTGCTTGCACTGACGAGCAATGCACAGTACCGTTGTCAAAACAAAGAAGGCAGTCAGCGTGTCAAGGCACTAACATTCGCCCGTCATGTCCACGCGGCAAGCGTGCAACTTCGTTATGCCTTCAACAACCGCGAAGCTAAAATTTACCTTGGCACACAATCAAAATGACCCAACCACTCCAACCCCTCCGCGTTCGAATCCCAATCTCGTCCATCGACGCCTCTGGTCGCATCCGCGCGGACTACTCCCACCTCGATGAACTCACCGAAAGCATCTCCCGTGAAGGTCTCATTCAGCCAATTGTCGTCACAATTGATAATAAACTGGTTGCTGGAGGCTCTCGCCTACGCGCAGCGCAGGCCCTTGGGTGGACGGAAATTGATGTTACTTACTTGGAGGCGCTTTCGGAAGACCGACTCCGCATCCTCGAAGTTGAAGAGAACATCCGACGGAAAGATTTTGATTGGCGAGAACGAGTACAAGCTGTTGCTCGCATTCACGAACTCACGGGGAGACAGAAAATTTTGTCAAAAGAAGCCACGCAGTGGACGCAGAGGCAAACTGGGGAACTCCTCGGTGTTTCCGTGGGACACGTATCGTATTGTGTTACCCTCGCCGCTCGTCTAGCCGCGAAGGACGCAGAGATTGAAGAGTGCCTTTCTCTGTCCGAGGCAATGAAAGTCCTCCTCGAACGGAAGGAGAAAGAAGCCAACAAGCTCCTCGCGCTTGCGACGATGAATGGGGCACGTGCGCTCCTTCCTTCGACCCCAACGACTGATGATGAACTGTTTAGCGAAGCCCCTCCCCGTTCCGGTGGTGCGGCATTCGTCGGCGGTGAGGGCATCGGTTTGAAGCCCGCGCTGTACCTGCCGGGCGCGAAGGCGCCAGCCATTGTAGCCTCAACTCTGGAAGTTATTTTAACGGACTTTAATAAACTTGAAGAGTCAGTATTTTTACAGAACGCCGTCGGGGCTGTTTGCAACGCAGGAGACTGCCTCGCTTTCATGTCCGGCCGCGCAGCGGAATCCATCGACCACATCATCACCGACATTCCCTACGGCATCGACATGGGGAATCTTCAACAATCCGGCACGGGCATGGACGTTTCGAGTGTTGCTGCGGAGCACGACGTCGATGAGAATTGGGACTTAATGCGGGCCTTCGTTCCTGCTGCCTTCCGCGTCCTGCGGGAAAACTCCTACTGCATCCTTTGGTACGATCTCGACATGCACGACGAACTCCGCTTGACTGCGGAGACCGCTGGATTCAAGGTTCAAAGATGGCCCCTTGTATGGGTGAAGACTTCTTCCTGTTTGAACCAAAGTGCCCAATACAACTTCACGAAGTCCTGCGAAACCGCGATGGTCCTTCGCAAAGGCAACGCGACCCTTGTGACTCCGCAGAGCGTCAGCTGGTGGATGGGGCCGCGAGAAACCCGCTTCGATCACGCCTTCGCGAAACCTGTTAAGCTCTGGCAATGGCTCATGAACGCGGTTGCCCTCAAGGGGCAAACGATTTATGACCCCTTCGCAGGCGTTGGCTCCTCAACGCTCGCCGCGCTGGAGGCCGGTTTCAAGCCCCTCGCCTCCGAACTTAACGAGAACCACTTCTCCAAACTCGTCGAGAACGTCCGCACCTTCTACCAATCTGCTTTATGCCTTCAAACACCTACGACCGCGTCCTCCGCATCCGAGACAAATTCCAAGAGTACATGATATTCTTGACCGAAGACGGCAAGGTCGACTCCTGTCTCGCTTTTACTCACGGCTGGAAGATCGGTCAGCGCATTGACTTCTCGGCCCTCCCCTACGAAATCCGCCAGCAGGTCGAGGATGAACTTGACCCACATGAACTGTGAACGTCCCCAATCAGTTTCCCAAACTTAACCATGCAACCTCTCGCCTCGCAATCGTCGGGGAAGCACCCGGCAACGAAGAAGAACTCGTCGGTGCCCCCTTCGTCGGGGCTTCCGGTCGACTCCTTAGGTCTGTTCTTTCGCAATGCGGCGTTGCCTTCGACCAGTGCTTCGTCGGAAATGTCTGTCAAATCCGACCCCCCGGAAACAACATCAGCGAGTTCGCATGGGATTCCAACGAAATCCAATCCGGTATCCTTCAACTGCGAGACGATCTATCGACTTATCGCCCAAACGCGATCCTTGCGCTCGGAGCTGCGGCACTTAGAGTCTTTACTCCTTCGATTGGAACAACCAAGAAAGGGGAGTTTGTCCTCCCAATTGGAAATTACCGCGGGAGTATACTACTCGACGAACATACTTCAGATTCACCTCAACAGTTTAAAGTTGTCGCTTCCTACCATCCCGCCTACATCCTCCGATGCATTAGTGACATCCCCCTCTTTAAGTTCGACGTCGCCCGTGCGGCCGCGCAGTCCCGGTTCCCTGAGCTTCGCCGTACACCCCGCAACATTAACACACGACCGACAATTGGTCAAGTGACAGATTTCCTCAATGACCTACTACTTACTAAGAAAAAAGCGGCCTTTGACATTGAGGGGTGGGCTGATAATGTCGGAGTCACAATGTTGTCAATCGCAAGCTCACCAACAACTTGCATCGTTATCCCTTTCTTTCTTGACGGACGCCACTACTGGTCGGATCATGATGAATGTCTCGTCTGGTCTCTACTCTCCGCTTGGCTTGCGGACGCAGGATGTCCGAAGGGCTGCCAAAATGTAACCTATGAACTCTTCGTCCTCGCATGGAACCATAAATGTCGCATCGCGGGTGTATGCGACGATACCATGTTTAAGCATTGGGAGCTGTTTCCTGAACTGGAAAAGTCTCTTGGAGTTCAGACTTCGATATATACTGAAGAACCCTACTACAAGCACGAAGGTGATAGTAAAGACGCCGACGTTAAATTGCTTTACAACGGTAAGGACTCTTGCTGCACCATTGAATGTGACATCGCACAGGAACCCCTCCTCCGTAAAACCGCCCGCTCCTACGAACACTACCAATTCAACTGTTCCCTAATCCCCGCGATCAACTACATGGCCCTGCGTGGCTGTGCCTTCGACCGCGCCGCTGCAAATGCCGAACTTGACGCCACAAATTCCGCAGCCCTTGTCCTTCAGACAGAAATTGAAGCGTCTTTGGGACGGGACTTTAACGCAAAATCCACCCCCGACAAACAATGGCTCCTTTACGACCACCTTGGATATACCCCTTACGCCCGGTATGGTCGTTCTACTAAAGAAGAAATTCTCCTCCGCTTCTACGCGAAGGCGAGAAGTCCGATTCTTAAAAAAGTTATTTCGCTTATTGCTTTGCGAACCCGGAAGTCGGATATCGGTAAGTTCGACACGGACGCCGACGGGAGAATTAGAAGTAACTATAACCTTGTTGGTACGAACACCGGGAGGCTTAATTCAAGTTCATCAAACGCTAGATTCGCTTACTTCACTAAGACGGGTATCCTGAAGTGGGACAACTCGGGAACTAATCTCCAAAATGTTACAAAAGATTTGCGAGTCTGTTTCACACCAGATTCTTCCGACTTCGCGTTCTGGCAGTGCGATCTTAGCGGGGCGGATGCTTGGACTGTTGCCGCCGACCTCGCGGCGTTGGGTCACACGACGATGCTGGAAGATATGCTTTATGGGATCAAACCCGCAAAAGTCCTATTCCTCATGCTTGAGGAGCACAAGGCCGGGCGCAATCCTGCAAGTGTCAATCAGGCAAGTCGAGCCGATCTTAAAGTAAGGACGAAAGCAATCAACGTCGACCTCAAAGAAAACAGCGACCAGTACCTGTGTATGAAACGTGTCCAACACGGTTCAAATTACGGAATGGAACCAGAAAAACTCTCTGCAACTATTTTCAAAGATTCCGACGGCACCATCGACCTTTCAATCAAAGATGCAAGTCTCTACCAATACCTCTACAAACTACGCTATAACCCACAAGCCCGTGAAGACTGGGTTCGTCGTGAACTTCGGGACAAAGGCTACCTTCAAGCGGCCAGCGGAACCCGTCGTCAATTTTTCGGACTTCGTTCGCGAAGCGCCCCTGACGATGCCACCGTACGTGAAGCCCTTGCATTTGAACCCCAAGCAAATACAACCTATGTCTGCAACCGCGCGCTACACAACCTTTGGTACGACCCTGAAAACCGGACTCCGGGCGATACGCTCTTTATTGACCCGCTCCTCCTCATCCACGACGCGATTGCTGGCCAGTTGCCTAGAGCCGCTGGTGACTGGTGCATTGCTAAGCTTCGTGACTATTTTAATATTAGTATTCGTATCCACGGAATGGACATACGAATCCCTTTCGAGGGTGGCTACGGCGCTAATTGGAAGGCGTGCAAAGAAGTCGAATTTTCCTGAACAGATTCAACGATTGAACTCGACCATTATGACTCCTGAACAAAGACTCCTTGTGGATAATTTCATGCGGCAAACGGGCCTGACCGCTGCCGACATCCTGAACTACCTCTCCGACCGCGAGACCGAGAAGTTCTTCGCGGACTCCATCCGCACCTTTGAAGAAACGGTTCTTGACCCCCGTGACCTCTCCTCATGAAACAGTATATCACTAAAAATGGCGATATTGTTTTATTCGACGATGAAGACTTTGAGACGTATAAAGGTGAAAATATTACGTTGTGTGACGGCTATCCTGCGATTGGAACTGGAAACGATCGTATAAAAGTTCACAACTTACTTTGTCCAACCTACGCAACCCTTGAAGTCGACCACATTAATCGAAATAAACTAGACTTACAAAAGGTAAACCTGCGTGCTGTCACACACGGGACAAACATACAAAACGCGAAACGTCGAAAGGATTCTACTTGGCCCTATAAAGGCGTACACTTAATTCACTGTGGTTGGCAAGCACGAATTACCGTCGCGGGAAAGCGGATTACAAAGGCCGGGTTCAAAACAATCGAAGAAGCTGCGCGTTGGTACGATCAAAAAGTCGACGAGTTTTATCCCGGAGGCTATAAAAACTTCCCATGAGTTTTCTAAGTGATTACCGAGAATTTTCAAGAGGCTCCGAAGCACATCCAACATATCATACATTCTCTGCACTAGTTGCTCTCTCTTCGATTGTGTCAAGGCGAGTTTGGATTGCTCAAGGGTATTTCAATGTTTTTCCAAATCTATACGTTGTCCTCGTCGGCCCACCCGGAAATCGCAAGACGTCGGCTATGTCAATTGCAAAAGGACTTATCCGTGAGCTTAAAGTTATCCCGTTCTCTGCAGAAGCTGTTACCAAGGAAAAGCTCGTCATCGACATGCACGACCAAGAGAGGTCGATTGAAGGTTGTCGCGAAGCGTGGAAGAAGCAGCAAGTCTACTCGCCATTCACGGTGATGGTGACGGAGTTGTCCGAGTTCCTCGGAGCGAACACTTTCGGGATGGTCAGTTTTTTAACAACAATATACGATCAAGACTTCTATGAATCTCGCACAAAAAATAAAGGAGATATTCTCGTCACAGGCCCGTTCCTTAACCTTCTTGCCTGCACGACCCCTGACTGGATTACTACTTATTTACGGTCTGATGTCATTTCCGGTGGTTTTAGTAGGCGAGCTATATTTGTTCTTGAGACTGGGAAAAGCGGTCGTATTCCTTTTCCTGAAGTAACGAGTGCGGCGCAGACTGCTTGGAACAACCTCCTCCTCTACTCACTGAAACTGTTGAAGGTGCATGGCCAATTCACTTGGGACGCGGAGGCAAAAGAATTCTACACCAACTGGTACAAAGATTTAGAGATGCCAGTCGAAGAAACCATTATCGGATACTATGAAACCAAACACATGCAACTGCTTAAAATTAGTATGCTTATTGCTCTTAGTGAGTCTACTGATCTTGTGTTGCGTATGGAGCACCTTCTCTTCGGACTGGAACTCCTCAAGCTTGCAGAGACAAACCTGCTTCGGGTTTTTGCTGGTATTGGTCGGAATGAACTTAACACTGCGGCTACCAAGGTTATGGAGCTTCTTTCAAAGTACCCTAAGACCCGCACTAAAATCGACGGTGCGGAGGTGGAAGTTTCGATACTACTCGAAAAGAAACTCCGGGCGATGATGTTCTCGGTGGTGAATCAGCAGGAAATGGACAACGTCCTGAATCACCTTGTCGATAGCGACAAGATTGGCCGCGCACAAGAAACGAAGAATAACGTCGTCCGAACCCTTATATACTTAAAACCAACCCGATGAACTGGTATAAATTTTATTCTACGCATTTAATGCCAAACAGAACGTGGTCTTTTATAAGACTAAAACTGCGTGTCCGGTTTCATTCATATTGGAACGCACACAAGACAGTTGGGATTTATGCAATGAACCAAGTTATGCAACACGACTATTGTGGCTTTCACTTAGTTATCTGTTTATGGTTTTGGAACTACTCTTTAATAGTTTATCGCTATAAAGACGGTAAAGCTCTAACGCACTACTCGTTCTATCACCTTTAATCGTTTATGTCTAAACCTTTCAATTTAACCGACCGCCAAGACTACTACGACGTGTCCCCGTGGATTGCGAAGGCGCAACACTGCGACATGTTCCAGCTAAAGTATGATGGTTGGTGGTGCCGTCTCGTCGTGGAGGCTTCTGGAAAATGGACGATGTACTCCCGCAACGGGCGCGCTTTGAAGTCCGGCGAAACACGCCTCGACCTTGAAGGCGTCTACATTGGAGAATACATGTTCGGGACGAACTGGGCACAACACCCCGCGCGAAGCGAGAAGCTTTTCTTGTTCGATTGCTGGTCGCGCTTCGGACAGTCCCTTGAAACGCTCCCCTACCGCGACCGCTACAAGATGCTCCTGATGGCGGTGTCGATAGCCCCTGACTGGTGTATCCTCGTCTCGAACTTCAAAATGGAACAATTCGAGAAGGTCTGGCAGGAGCAAGTCGAGGACGGGGAATTTGAGGGCGTCGTCTTCCGGCACTCGAATGCACTCATTCCCGACAAACTCTTTCGGATGAAGAAAACTGTCACCGATGAATACACGATCACAGGTGTCGAAGTTGGCGAAGGAAAGTTCGCCGGGATGGCGGGAACCCTAATTTGCAAAACGCCAACGGGTGTGACTGCAAAGGTTGGGGGCGGCTTCACCGAAGCCCAACGCCAAGACATCTTCGACAACTTCCCACAGTATGAAGGCCGCGTGATGGAAGTGTCTGGCAAAAGCCGCTTTGAGGACAGCGGGTTGCTGCGGCATCCGAACTTTGTTCGATTCAAAGATGACCGCTAAATCGTCCGATATGGAGCCGCCCCCATCATCAACTGTGCCTGCCTCACTGCATCCGTCCGTGCCATTCCCAACTTCGTCAACTCATCCACAATGGCCGCTTGCATGTACTCTCCTGCTCCCGCCGGTTGAGCCCCATACGGCATCCCCATTGACATTAACATATTCTGCTTCTGCACAAGGCGTTGAGTCTCCGATTGTCTCGGTACCGCTCCCGCCGGGTACGTGGCGGCTATGTCTTCGCGTTGCTCCGCAGTCTGACGAGTGCCCCCCGTCAACAAATCCTTTTGCTGTTCCATATCCATCGCCTTCTCCATCACCGAGTCCAGAATCGACGTCGGATTTACCATCGGATTTTGCTGCCGAACTTGGTCAATGTAATTCCGCACTGACTGAGTGTCGCCTCCTAGCAGTCCGCGCGCTAGCCGCTCAACATCCCGTTCTTGAGTCTGTGCCCCGAGCTTATCAGAAGTTGTTAGGAGTTGTTGAGCTTGCTGATACTGCGCGAGTTCTTTTGGACGAAATCCGACAGCATACAAAACCGACTGCAAGGCCGTCGGAGTCATGATGAGATTTTGCTGTTTGTCCATCATCTGTGGACGACCATAGCGCACTGAAGTATCCACCATCTGCGCCGCGTTCCTAAACCCCTGCGGGATGATTTCGCTCACAGCCCGTCCGGGGTTTCCCTGTCGAACCGCAGTCAGCGCATCCACAACATTCCCAAGCATCCCCGGTGCCGGCCCGAGCAAGTCCTGAAAATTGAACCCATCATAACCATTCGTCCCCAACACCGATGACATCCCTGTCTTCCCAGCAACATCGACCCCAAACAACTGGTTCGCAATCCCGTTCAGAGCGGTATCTGAGATCGCTGCTCCTAGCTCTTTGTCATCTCCGCCAAGCGATGCGAGACCTTGACGAACCGCTGCGTTCGCTTGAATCCCAAACAGCTTCTCACACGCAGCTAGACTTGCAGCAGCAAAAGGAAGTCCAAGTGCTCCGGCGAGAGCTGTTTGTGTTGTCAGAAGCACACCAAATGCTTTCTGCGCTTGACGTCGCTGGAGAACAGTCTGTCCAGCCTCCCGACCAATCGCATCAGACGCAAAGCGACCGTACATCGAAGTCAAATTCAGACCAAAAGTCTGTAGAACATTCATTAGACCAACACCTGTCCGAAGTAGGGGTCCTGCTTGGTTCGCTGCGGCGACTAAACCAACCTGATTGGCTTTCCCACCTCCGCCCGTTGTGGTGTAAACTAACCGACGAGCAGCGTCATATGCTTGTTGTCCTCGAAGACCTTGCTCATGAGCTTGCTCAAACCCTGCTAGAAAAGCTGCCTTTGTGGAGAGGTTCGTCGACCAAGAATACGCCTTAACCATTTTCGCACTTAACTGATACAGCCCATTCCCAAACAATGAACCCGCATTCTTCAACGGAGTATCCCCAAGACCCTGACGAGCGCGGTCAACAAAACCCTTCGATCGGTTCAGGTCAAGGTCGTCATATTGATTCACCCGAGGTTCTTCATCCTGAAATTTCTGGAGGTAGAATGCCTTTTGCTGGTCGATTGTACCCTTTGAAATATCGGGTAATTGAGACGCTTCGCGTGCTAGACGAACTTGACCGGATGGGTTTAGAAACGATTGACCCACCTGCGATAGTCCTTTTGTCAGTCGGCCAGCGGCTTTTAATACGGAATCTCCGGAATGAACTAGCTGCGCGTGTACGATTGAAATGTCCTGAACCGGATTTACTACGGCACCTGCAAGCTGCCCACCGAGCTGCAACCCCGTCATCACCGTCTTCGTCTTCCCCAACCACTCCGGCGTCGGGTTCATGACATTTCCGAGCATGAGGGCCGTTCGGTCTTTGAAGTCCGGCACCGCGTCCATGCGTTTATCTGCAAGAAGCAACCCGGTCATATCACGGGTTTTCCTGTTCGCAAGATTCCTCGACAGACCCTCCACGTAGGAGTTCATGTTGTCGAGGTAGTCAAGGCGCTCGCGACCCCCAGCAAGTTTCCGCTGCATGTCGTACTTGGCGCTTGTCGTCGAGGCAATGGACTTTTCAACCGCCTTCGCGGGGTTGAAGTCCTTCGCCAGCGCATCTGCAACGGGCTGCCCAAACTTTTGTTTGATCGCTTCGAGGGACTGTTGAAAGGACGCTGTTTCTAGCTGCGAGAACTTCTGTGCGTAATCCGCAGGCATGTCCCCAGCGAACTCACCGAACTTCTGGTACTTGTCATAGAAGTTTATTCCGGTGTTCCCCTCGCGTTTCAACTGCGCAGCAAGCTCTTTCGCAGACGCTTCGTCCCGCGCGCCGTCGGTTTGACGCTTGCCATCCTTCCCGACGCTCTCAACGATGAAACGACCTTGCCGCGCTTCGGACATGAAACCCGGCCGCGCTGCGAGTTGTTTCTGGAAATCCGAAAGCGGAGCGTTGATGACGCCTGCGAGCTTCACAAGTTCTGCGCTTTTTGCCGGGTCAAGACCTTCGAGGGCTGTTTGCAAAGCCTTCGCGTTGTTGTCACGGAGACCCTGCACAATTCCAAGACCGCGCTGATATGCTTGGTCATAAGGAGCTTCAGGAATGATCGTCTGAAGAACCCGCGCAACCTTCGCAGCGTTATTCTCATACCCCGCCTGCAACCGGACTTCGCCCGCGTTCTGGTAAACTTGCGCAACCTTATCGCCCGCACCGAGAACAATCGTCCTGTTCGGCGGTGAGAGCTTCTGTAGCAACGGCATGATTTCTTTTGCGAACGCGGGATTCGAAGCCACCGACGAACTGAAGGGGGTCTGACTCGTCTTCGCGTCGAACTTGAGATTCCCTTTGTCCGTGTGTTCCTGAAAAATCCGCATCGCGTCATTGAAAGCTTTCGTCGGCCCGTCGCCAAGCTTTCCTTGGACAAGCTTGATCGCGGGATTTTCAGTATCAAACATCAACCGTCCATGAGCATCCCGCGTCATGACCGGACCAAGCATTGAATCCGCAAGACCCCGAATGCGACCACCGTGCCCCAACAATATATTCGTCGCATCCTTCGCAACGTCGGTTCCGACAGCAGCCGCAGCCTGTGCATACGGAGAAAAGCCTTGCCAGATACCTTGGCTGACTTTATTCCCAAAGAGGTGATCCCGCGCGGACATAAGCGCCTCTGTCACGCGGCCCTTCGCCTCCTCTTCGTTGACCCCGAGATTCGCCATGAACTGAACATCCGCCTCGTTTCGTGGAGGACTGTAATTCACCGGCGGTTCCTGCAACATTCGATGAAGGTTCCCGGACGAAAGTGTCGCGGTCGTGTCCGTCATCGCTTGGTTTGAACCAATCACCCGCGCGTCCGGACGAATTAAGTCCCGCATTCTTTCGTTAATGTTTCCAACCGCAGCCGCTGTCTTTGCGGGGTTCTGTTCAACAAACCACCCCTTCAAAGCTTGCGCAGTACCACGCGGGTCAAGAGCCATCTTTACAAAACCGTTTGTGAAATCTGCAACGTTCCGGTAGATTCCACGAATGAAGTCTTGAACCGCCGAAGGCTCCCACGCAAGCGCGGTTCGAACATCTGTCAACTTCGTCCCTTCACTGCAAAGCCCGGCCGCGTAGTACTGTGCGTACTGAGCGATAAACTCTGCGTCGGAAGAAGTCCCGTGATTTAGGAACCCAGCAAACTCCGCTCGCATCCGCCCAGTTGTGTCCCGCGTCAACGCAGGAGGAACCACCACATCAAAGATGTTTCGGAGGACGGCGTACTTGTCCGTCTTGTTGAGCGAGGCCGAAAAGTGTTGAAGGTCAGTATAAGCTTGTGCTCGTGTCCGAACATCAAAGTCCGGACTCTGCAAATCCGCCTGCGCTGTGCGTTGAACTTCGTGCACAAGTTCGTGCGCGATTGTTGAAACGGTAAGAAAATTATGAACCGGCTGTAGTCCTTCGCCTTTAGAAGAGTGCCCCAACGCCAGCGCAATCAACGGGTTCGGACGAATTTGTCCTGCCGCGTCCGTGTAGTTCATCGTGTGGAGTCCAAGCACTGGAAGCTCCTCCGTGACCTTCCCGATCATCCGCTCCCTCGTCAACGGGTCAAGTGTTGCAAGCTGTGCAAAATCAACCTTGTTCCCGAGTTCTCCGAACGCCGCGACGAGCTTAGTGCCAAGCGTCGTCATACGCCCAACCATAATAGGCCCGTAGTTCTGCATCCGAAAATGCGTCTGTAAAGCTTCGGGAATTGACTGCGCTAGCGTTTTTGGAGTTGAGTCTGTTTGAATCATCCCACTACGAAAATCGAAGTTTCCTCCCGCCATCGCCTGAACCTCGCCGGGTTTCAACCCCGACAGCTCTCCAATTTTATCCTGCACCGCCTCCCACTTTCCTTCGCGCCAGAACCCACGCTCCCCAATCGCCTGTGAGACTTCCTTCGGGGTGACGATGTCTTTCCCCCAGTACTTCCGCGCGAACTCCGCCGCAGCGTCGCTTCCTGCACCCGACATCTTCGCTTCGACAGCCAGCCCAAAAAGTTGCCTCGCACGAATCTCGTCACGCGAGGAACGAAAGTTCCCCATTGCGTCTTTGAAGTTGGCCCACGTCTGCGCCTCGTTCTTCGGGTTGCGAAGGGAATCATAAACTTCGCGCACCTGATTTAGCGCCTGCTCGTTCTTGACGGGTTCAACCTTTGAACTCGACTGGGAGCCGATTTCGGGGGTTTCTACGTCGGCGGGATGAAGCTCAAGAGTTGGCGCTTCGCCGGGTGTCAAACTCGGGCGTTCATGAATACCGAAAGATTGACGAGTTTCGTCAAGGTCTTCCGCCTCACTCGACCGCTGAAGCGCGACTCCCTGCGCCCGTCCTGCTTCCTGTGCGGCTTCGAGGGATGTCTCCTTCGCGCTTCCTGCAAGTTCCGTCGGCAACGCACGCTGTTTCAACGGCATCTTCACGGCGTCTGCGAGAGGCAGTTCCCGCGACACACGTTCGCCCTTATTTCCAACCGCAACTTGCACCGTCGTTTTTCCCGTTTCAGGGTTGAAATTCTTGACTGCTTGATCAACCACGTCCCGGCGCATTCCCCACCCCCACTGAGGACGGCCGCCTTTAGTCGTAGAAATTTTCCTGTCGGCTTCTTCTTGTCCTTGGAGAAAGGTTTGAAGGTCGACCGGCAGCTTCGCAACATTCTCTGCGTGCGCCTGATCACGTTGTGCCTCACTCAACTTCTGCGAAGCGATTTGTGGCGACGACCGCTGAAGTTCGAGTGCTTTCTGCGCCTTCGCAGTTTCTCCAAGCTCCAACATGACGTTGGCAATTCCTTGCACAGTGTGTTGCCAAGCTCCAACAGGGTCACCGTTGCCAGAGTTTAAGGCGTCCGTATACCGCTGCTTGATGTTCTCCGCGTCAATCTTCGGTATTCGACCCTCGTTGTTGAGCTGCTCTAAGACCGCCGGATTCAGCATCTGCGGCGTGGGAGCTTCGCGGCCGGGACGGTCTTCGTCCGCGAAAAACGGATCAGACGCCCCGACGCGCTTGGTCTCTTCGAGCCACCGTGCTGAAAGCTGCTCGTTTACATCGTGCATGAAGCGAGCGAAGACGGTTGGGTCGGTTAGTTGCTCCGGGTTGACGCTTGCGAGGGATTCGACCTTCGCCGGGTCGAAGGCGGCAAATTGAACCTTGCCAACAGAAACGGGCTCAGTCGGTGCGCCGGGAACAGGAGCCGTCTCCCCACCCTTCGACGGTTCATCCGCCCCAATATACTCCGCGAAATTGAACTTCTCCGCTTCCTTCGTTGGACTCGTAATCAACGCATCAAAGTTCTCCTGTACCTGTTTCGGCGGCCCGTCCACGAAAACCTTCGCAAGGGCTTGATCACCAACAGCCGAATCTTCAAAAGTCCTCGCGCCGGGTTTCTTCTCATCGAGAAATTGTGCCAGCGACTTCGCCTGATCAGTCTTGGCAGCTTGTTCAACGAGTGTGTCACTCGCTGCAGTCTTCGGAAGGTTGTCCGCGAACTGCTGAACCTCGCTATTTGACTTCGCCCTCTCCGCAACTGCGGCGTTGAAGTTCTCCTCCGTCTCGCCCTTCATAAAATCGCCCAGAACCTTCGGCGCAAACGGAAGTGCTCCGACCGCGTTAGCGACGAGATTCTCCTTCGTGAAGGGGTCTGCGAACTTGCCCGTATCAACGTAGGATTGTGCTTGCCGCGCACCCTCGTTCGCAAGGGAAATGCCACCAACTTCGCCAGCAGCCTTCGACAATGCCCCACCCCCAAGACGGCCAGCAACTCCACCTCCCAGTTCCGCAGCCGCGCCACCAACCGGAAGACTCCCTGCACTTATCAGTGCCCCCGTCCACGGATGCGAAGGGTCTTCGGCGGCACCGTGCAAAGCGGCATCGCCAAGTCCAAGCGCCTTGGCACCGAGACTAGCAATTTGTGCGGCACCGCTGATTTCACCCCCGCCCGTAAAATACGACAACCCTTCCGCAACTGCACGTGGCGTCCCACGCATGACGCTTTGCGCAGTCTCCCCCGTCCCCAACGCCCTATCTATCGGCGCCCCAACACCCGTCGCCAACGAAACACCCGCCGGGCGGAAGAATCGGTCAACCGCAGCGTTTGCTTGTTGTATAACTCCAGGATTATACGCAATTGCACGCGCGTTCGTCCCTTGCGCAAGGTCAGCCATACGGGAATACGCACCAAGGTCGACTCCTGCCTTGTCCGGGTTCGCTTGCTGCCATGCTTGATATTCATCACGGATTGAATTGAAATCTGGCATGGTGTTACATTCCCATCATTGGAGTCGTCGAAGCTTGTCCCATTGCGTTTAAAAAGTTTGGTCTATTCAGCAACGCACTCAACCCTAAACCTTGCGGCGTTGGTGCTGTTGCAGGAGTTCCAAGCTGTGCTTTTGCCGCTTGTTGTGCGGCAGTCATGAAATCATTTTCATAATCTGCCATACCTTTTCCTTTTGCGTAGTATGAAGAAGGCGTTCCGATTTGTTGAATAACTTGATGCGCAGTTATATGATCAATCTCCGGGTGAGCCTTTTGTAACTGGTCAAGACCTTGCTGATCTGTTTGATCACGCATTCTTCCAGTAAGAAGCTGCGACTGCGAAGTTTCAGCACCGAGTTGACCCGCTTGTGCTCCCGCAAGTTTCGTCTGTGCCGCTGCTTCTGGCGCGCGAAGTCCGTATTCTTGACCAAACTCTTTGACCGCCTCCGCTTGTTTCGCCTGTTCTAGTTCCGCGCTCGTCAACCGCGCTCCGGCTTCACTTTCCTCACCTGCCTTTGCCGTTTGCGCCTGCTGTCCTTCAATCCCAACCCGTTGCTTTTCAAGCCCTCCCATCAACTGTTGATACTGCCCTGTCTGCGCGATTTCCTTCGCCTTGTCAAGTTCGTCCTGACTCATCGGCGTGAAGAACCGCTGGAAAGCATTGCGTGGCCCCGGCGCGAGTCCCTGTGCCACAAGTTGCGGATCAGCATTCGCTTGCTTCGACATATCCGGCGTAAAAGCCGCTTCTGTTAACTTCGACCCTGCGGCACCTCCAGCCCCTGTCAAAAACGCTTCAAGCAACTGCCTCGACAATTTCGGTCGATACGCTGGCGCAGGTATATACGCCCCCGTATTTATTGGGGATTGGTATCCAAGAGAAGCTACTGGTAAATCAGCCATGTTATTGTGCGGGTTGTCCAGACATTAAAGAAGACCAATTAATTGGTGGTGGATTATTTGAAAGTACCGGCGGCGCGGCGGCAGGGTTGACCTGTTGTTTTCCTGAAAGTCGCAGGTAGTGTTGATATCCAGGGTCTTGCTGAATAGCCTTGTGAAAGTTTCCAGTTTCGAGCCCCTTAGTAAACGTACCGCCGTCCACTGCGTTCAAGTTCAACTTCGCTTCGTTTCCTAGTGTGATTGGCGTTCCAAGCTTTGAGGTTGTACTTGTCGGCACTGGTTGTTGAAGTGCCTGTTGCTGTCCAAGAAACTGTTGCAGCATCGCTTGTGCGTTTGGGTTGGCTGCGATTCCCGCAGCACCGCCTGGCATTCCTTGCGGCTGTGGATTTATTTGTGTTGAAATCATTGTGGAAATTGTTCAGAACCTGGAGCACCCATTTGTTGACCACCCCAGTATAGTTGTGGAGGAGGTTCAAATGGTATTCCTTGCGACGGTGAAGTTGTTTTCGTGACTGGTGTCATTGCACCCTGTAAGCCTTGCATTGCGGCAGCGGTTGTTCCTTGACGAAGAATGTCATTGGCGCCAGTACCTTTTGTTCCTGCGCTTCGTAACATATCAGTCCAGTACGACTGGCCACCGACGCCTCCTGTTGGAATCCCTGATCCTGTCATCGCCTCAGCGCCCATTGTGTTTGTTGCTTGCCCACCAACGCCAGCAGTTGTGGAAGCTCCCGTGCCGCCAAGTTGTGAGTTCGCGGTTAAAGCTGCTGATGGCGAAACCCCGCCAGTTCCCGCAGTTGAAGCTCCTAACGGTGCGCCCGCCGTTCCAACCTGTGAAGCCAACCCTTCTTGTCCAACTCCAAGACCCCCCGTCGTTGCACCAACCCCACCCGCATTCCCTGCGACTGTTGCACCTTGTCCAAGTGCCGTTGCCGTGTTCCCAACGGCTCCTCCTGTGGCACTTCCGACAGCACCAGCCCCGCTTGCCGCGTTGGCGGCAGCACCGCTTTGCGCAGCTGCACCTCCAGCACCTGCACCACCAAACGCAAGTTCTCCTCCATACCCTAACGCGGCACCTTCAGCGCCACCCTTCAATGCTTCCGTCCAAGGGTTCTTCCCTTCGGACTTCGCTTGCACGCCTTTCCGCGTTGCGTTAGCCGCAGCCATCATTAATGGAATCCAGAACATATTAAAGGTTCTCCATGTTAAGTCCGGCGTCCCGGAGCATTTTGACAATTGAAGGGTCAGTCACGCGTGGTTTACCCGGAAGGCAAAACCCGATGGCGGTGTTTGGAATTAAGAAAGTGTAGTATGCAAAAGAAGCCCACCAGCGACAGGGAAGTTTTGTGATTCCCGAACGCCTCGCCGCTTCATACGCGCACGCATTCGCAAAGGGGTAGCACAAAATTGCAACGAACCAGTTCCGTCGAACAAGCTTCGCAACTGGCGTTCCCCACAAGAAATAGCACCTCGCCGCGTGCTTAAAGCTTTTCCAGTTTTGTGATACAAAGAAAAGTTCATCTTCAAGCATCCAACGAGGCAACCATCCACGTTCTCCAAGTGCTGTGCAAATAACGCTCCCACCACCAGACGAAGTTGATTGTTGTGGCGTCAATCCAAAAGCTTGCTGCTGGTTTTGTGAATTTGCGGTTCCTTGTGTGGATTGCCCTCCAACCGCGCTCGATTGCCCCGTCGTGTTTTGCGCGCTTTGCCCTGTCGTACTTTGGTTTTGAACATTTTGCTGCGTCTGCCCAAGATACGGATTTCCTGCGGCTGCAAGAGTCGTCGTCGCGGTTGGCCCAGCGGCTTGTTGGGACGCAGCAAGTTGAGTTCCCGCCGAGTTCATACCGATTTGAGCCGCAGCGTCGCCAGCCGCGCGCGCTTGTGCACCTTGACCAACACCCTGCATCCCCGGCCCAGACAACGAACGACTCACCGCTTGTGAAACCTGCTGCTGAAGTGCTGGGTCGCCTTGCTGCATCAAGCTGTTAAGAGTCGACCCCCTCGTCGCGTCCGTCGCGGTTGCAGCACCTTGTTGACCTTGAAGCAGCGCCCCCATACCGAGAGTGTCATTTACACCTGTAACCGACCCTCCATTCGTTGTCCCTTGCTGTGATGTTGCTCCCTGTTGCTGTGCGCCAGTCGACGTTTCTTGGTCAGTTACACCAGTTGAACCAAACTGCCCTGCTTGTGCTCCTCCTTGCACTTGATTCGTGTTCGCGCCGGGAATATACGGCGTTTGTGAAGCTGACGTTTGCGTTGGAAGCAACGCATTATTTAAATTCACCCCTCCTTGCGGAGCACCAATTTGTCCATTCTGAAATAAATTAAGCATGTCTTGAATTGTCATATTAAAAAATTTGTGTTATACTCCCGTTAATATTTACATTAAAATGCCCGCCCGTCCATTGAAACTTGATAAGGTTCGTTCCATCATCAAGTGTTGTTGTCCACCCATTCGACAGCGTTGGATTAATTTGCGCGAGGTTGACTGTTGTCCGCTTAGCAAGGTTGAAAAGAGCTTGATTAATGTTATGCACAAACGCCGAAACATTCTCCGGTTTTGATAAGTCACCTGGATCACGTACTGCTTGTCTTGCGATTGTTGTTGAATGTTCGCTCATTTCTCAGTTTGTTGCTTGCGTCCGTACAAGAACTCACTCCAACCACTAAAAACCGCGCCAAGGACACCTGTGAGTCCTGTAAATATAAATTGAAACTTGAAAACCGCGCCGGCAACCCTCGGCAGTCCAAGTCGACCCTCTGCGAGGTTTTGAACCCAAAGTTCAGAGATTGCAGTGAAGGTTGGCTGTACACTTACATACTGCCGCGCGGAGTAAGAAACCTGCACTCCAGAACACGTTTGATACTGCGCGTCGAGATAAATCGTGTCGAGTTCTTTTTGGTAGAAAAGATCATCGTAGACAAGGTCTTGTGTGATAATCGTCGGTTGTGTGAGAGTTTTATTCCCAAGAGCGTCAACCGCGTCATTCAACAAAACCACCGCCGGAATCATAGTGAAGATCGACCCGTCGAGCATGTCGAATTCCGAACCATCAAGCATAAAGAACTGTTCAAACGCACCAGACGCAACTGATGCGTCGTTTAGCACTGCGCCGTTGCCTCCGTATAGGAGCGCCGAAAACATTCCAACCTGCGGGCAGAAACAACGAAAATCAGTGTTTGCACTTGTTACAGAAGGCACGTTTCGAAAGTACCAAAGCTGCGTGTCAACCCGATAAATAATTTGTCGCGCTTGATACGTGCTAGTTGCTTGCTTTTTCCAGTACGTCCAGGCAACCTCTGCCTTTTCTCCGTCAAAAGCACCCCAAAGCATTTGACGGTAGGAATCTCCAACAGGTGCGACTTCTGCAAAGAACTGTTCTTTTACACCTGCGCCAATCTTTGTTGCAGAGCTTCCGTTGAAGAAATAAAAGTTATCCTCGCCAATAAAATATATTCCGTCATGTGCAGCGACAACACCGTTTTGAAAAATTGAACCAACGCCAAGCCCAAGCTCGTCAAACTGCATTACGTTTGGGAGTCCAACATACGAACAACTCCAAATATCGTTTGAGAGAAAGAAGTAGACGATATTTAAATACTTCGCAACTCCAGTAATTCCAAGAGCAAGCGCGTCGCTATTACTACGGGACGGAATCTGAAACTGGTCAGCCTCGTTGATTAAAGTGTTAAAATAATTGTCCGGGTTGTTAAGATCGCTCCAACCAACCGTCCAAGGTGTTTTTGTTGCGTCATACCCATCAACGACGACACCCCCACTCACTACACCCTGCGCGAACTGCCCGATCATTATGTGATTGTAAAATTCAACTATATACTTCCCATAAACGCGCTGGTAACCAACCGTTGTCAAGAACCCGTTCCGCAGGCGAAGAACATTTCGGTCGTAGCCGGCAATATACGCGTCCCGTTGGTATGTTGTTTGTTTGACTTCAAAAGAAGGATATGTCGAAGCGTATGGGGTGGTTGTAAGCTTCCAAGACCAAGTATCTGCGGCTGTGTATCCAGTTGTCGCCTGGAAGTCGACAATGAGTGATGTTCCTGCGAGCGTAATGTTCGAGCCGATTACAATGTTTCCTGAATATACACCGGCGTTTTTTCGCCACTTAAAGTGCGTCGAGTCCACAATCACGACGTCGATTTCATCGTTTAGTGCGGAGAAGTCGGTTGAGTTGACTCCATAAAGAAGCGCCTGTCCATTTATCGTGGTATTGTTTGGGATGACTGTTTGAAGAATAAAGTTGATTTGTGTCTGAGTCGCGGTGTTTGAAGGAAGCACAAACCTCGCAGTAGACTCATCTAGGATAAAATATTGAAGTGTTCCTGACGCGTCAAGGATTTGAAACATTATCCGAACCTGTCCAGGAGAGCCCGAGCCCGCAAAAACTGAAAGCGAAAATAGCGAAATAAATGGTGGAGTCTGAATAAGTTGTGAACGGTATGGACGAAAGTTGATTAGGGTGTCAAAGGACTCTTGCTTAAAGCCAGTTTGATTCAGCGCAATTTGATACGCGGTCTGTTGTGCTAGTAAGAACGACTGCTGTGAACGGTCGACTCCACCTGTCGGAACCCGCAAGACGTCTATTTTTGTTGAAGGCATTAGTCAAGGTTGTCTCCACAATCATTTCCGTCGTTCATGCGGTTTTGATGTGCAAGGACACTGTTCCATTTGTCAAGCACGATATTCGCGGAGATTTGAATCCGTTGGTCTTCTTTGAGGTAGAAGTTGAGCTGTTGAATGACTTTAATAACGAACCAGTCAGTGTAAAGAGTGATAAAGAAATCGGTGTCAGTCGGATTTACATAGTCCGGTAACCATGACATAACATCAATCCAAATATTTACAGGAGCGCCCGTTGTAATAGGATTTGGAATACCTGTCAAATAAATCGTCGTTCCTCGAACGTAGACGCGTTGTTTGTACGAAATCGGAAGGGTGTTAGGCTCGCGCAACGCATCCATCCGCGCCGGGATGATGTTCCGAAGGTCGCGCTCGACCATGAAATTATATTTTTGTGTACGGATGTAATCGTAAGTTGTCGGCCCAGTCGCAATCGTTGCATACCGCCAAGCAGAAATGACGTACATGACATTTACATACGAAGGTGGCGTTGCGGTCGGGTCAACCGTTGTCAAAGACAAATCCGCGCCGAAAGCACTCGTGCTGATAAACCCCCGTGCCTGTTGCTGTTTAAAGTCAAACTCTCTCTGCGCGGCCCGCTTTGCATCGTTGATAGCCTGCGTTAAAATCGACACCCCACTCGTCGGAAGTATCATAAACGACGATAACGGACGATTTATATACGCCGCAACATAAGCTTGAAAGTCACTAAATACCATACATAAAAAGGCCCCGGTAGAGTTCAACGATTGAATTCCACCGAGGCCAAATAACGGGTGTTGACTTGTTTAGTCGCCCGAAGCTTCACCGCCCCAAGGGCCTTTGCCCGCACCGCCTTGTGTGTCGTACTGAACGGTCACATTTTTACCGGAGAGGCTATCTTTCGCCTCACCTTTAAGCATGGTCGATTCGCGGACGTCGACTGCGGTTCCAGTGTCGACCTTCATCTCACGGATATTCTTTGTTCGTGGGTCCATTATATTCCTTTGTTTAGATAGTACGACCTGTTACAAGAACCTCAAGGACGCCGGTCGTACTTGCTGGGGCGCCTGTGGTTAAGTTTGTGGTGAGGAAACCAGTGTTTCGAACAACGCCATTAACGTCGGTCGTTTGATCGACGATGACAGGCATCGAGGTCCAGGTTCCTGCGTTGTTAATTCCGTAAGAGTCAACCTCATAAATATCGGTGAGGTTGAACACGGAAGCCGGAATGTCGCCTGACGTGCCGCCCTGATTAGAGAGCGTCACGCGACAGCGACGATAGTTCCGCGTGGTCTTATTTCCTTTAGAGATACCCTCCCAGGAATTAAGAATCAAAACATTCGCTGAAGTTATTGCGGCCATGTTACGGTGCGAAGTCGAGAACGTTCTGAAGATACATGTGTGATTCCGGGAAGCGAACTTCTAGTCCGCATTCCGTTAACCACTCGTCCTTCCGGTAATCAGCATCGTTCTGTTGACGGTTCTTGAGCAACGCCGTGTCGCGGCCGTCGAGGTAGCGATAGACGAAGTTTTGAATGTCAAGGAAGAACGCGTTGTTTCGCAGGGTCACGTTTTGTGACATGAGCGGGTGGGACTTATAATAAATCACACCGAACGGAGTCTGGTGCTTGACAACATTCATGCCGTAGGTCTCAGTCATAGGCATAGACGCGTCGAGGCAAGCGCGAGACATATAGAGCTGATTAATCACGTTCAAGAAGCCTGAACCACAAAGCACGAGTTTTTCGTTGGATTTGTTGTTCGTTACGCGGAAGACGCGTTCGAGGTACGTGTTGTAGAGCTTGTCTGTGAGAGTGCCACTAACGTTCGTGATAATGCGTTTGTTGTCGTCGGTGTCGAGTGTTGCAGCACTGTTATTATAAGTTGCACCGGCTTCCCACTGCTGAAGAAACCACATAATACCACCAGTAGTACGAGTTTCAACACCACCAACCGCAGATAGACGATTCTGGCCAAACATAAAGTTCTTCTCCATTTCAATCATGTGTTGAACAGAGGTTTCCTTCGCTTGGTCTTTGTACGGGCCAGTCTCGTCGTACTTTGCGCTAGTCTTGAGAGCGGTTCCTGTGAGTTGGAACGGCGCACGGAAGATTTGCGTCAAGTTGAAGACGGGAGTCGGTAGGTTATAGATACCAGAGGAGATGTCCACCGAACCTTCAGCAAATGCTGAACCGACCACAAGAACGTCAATACCGATGTTGTTTGTGGTGTTGTAAGTGATTGCCGCCGTTGTGTTCACCGCAATAAAACCGATTGTGTTCGGAATCGAAGCGGAAACGTTGTTGAGAGCGTTCACACGACCAATAAGGTCGGTGTAAACGCCAGTCGACACCCAAACCCGAATCCGAATTAGGTGTCCGATTCGGAAGAAGTTTGTCGGGTCGGCGTTGACAAGCACCGCATATTGAGTATCGGCGGTGAAGGTGACATTCGCCACAGCAGCAGTTGCCGCAGTGATAACACCACCAACAACTGTGATGCCAGTTGAATACCATGGAACGTTGGCAGCAATAGACGCAGTCGGGAGTTTCTGCTCCGGCAAGCGTTTCTCGTACCAGCGGAATTCAGGATCATTCGTGACCTCTTCTTTGAGCATCGAAATGAGTCCCGTAAGGGGAGCCGCTCCGTTAGGGTAGAAGTAGAACACGCTGCGACGCACGTTCTTGAACCTCTCGTTAACGAAGGACTCGGCGTTTATAAGACCTAGAATAGCCATTTTCGTTTGTGTTAGTTTGGCTTACGACTTAGCCAAAGATAGTTTTTGCGTCGCCGGCAGTCGTAGCCGGACGTTGGAATGAAGATTGTTGAGTGCCGGTGGGGATGGAAGCCATCGTCCTGCCGGACGCAGGAGTTGATTGAGCAACGCCTTGAGGGGAGATTGTTGCGAGGTGGGGAGTGAGACCACCAAGCCAACCTTCGACACGTGCTTTTACAGCAGTGAAGAGTTGTTCTTTCGTGTCGAACCGGGCGCCTTCGTTTCGCAACGCGGTGGTTGCTTGACGAACAAGTCCCTCAACCTGTTTCAACGGAGGATTCGAGGTGAAGAACTCGTTGTCAATAGCACGGTCAGCTTGTGCTTGTTGGGCCTCTAAAAGAGGGTTGAGTCGACCTTCCACCGCCGACCGCGCTTGTTCAAGTTGGTAGTTCCCCATTGCGAGGGCTTCACGGACGAGGTCTTGGCCCCAAGCGTGAAGGGCAGCAACCTGTTCGGGTTTGTCGGGGGCATAGCCAGTGATTGCTTGAAACCGCGCTGCGTCGAGAGTTGGGACGCGGAAGGTTTTGTTGAAGTCGGCTTCGGTGAACTGCTGCGTTTGCTGCTGCCCTTGTGAAGGCGCCTGCATCCGGGAGACGGTCTGCTGCGCAGCTGTGGAGGCAAGGGTCGCAAGCTGCTCAGGGGTTAATGTCGCTTGAGGTGTAGATACAGGGGCTACCGGAGTTCTTGTCGGGGAGCCTTGCGGCTCCCCTCCTGACCCGGGGGCGAGAACAGAGGTTGGTGTCTGCGGAGTCGCAGTTTGCTGGGAAGGACTCTGGTTGGCCGCGCTGGGGGCTGCGGACGGAGTCGATGGTTCGACGGTGGTGCTGGGTTCGCTGAACACGCTTGCGGAATCCGCGTTGGGAGTTGTAGCGGGCGTGGAGGCTCCGCCTGACGCGGTATCGCCGGCAGCGTCATGTTGAAGGTTTAAGTAGAATGGTTTCATAGTAGTTTCTCTTGTTCACACCTGAGTTTTAGTTCTTCGAGTTCGGAGTCAATAAGTTCTTGCAACCGCGCGAGACCATTGCCATACCCAATCGCCTGTTCGCGGGCGGTCAAATCATACATGTAGTTCGCGGGATTAGTGTCTCCCGGAAGGCGCTTGCGGATTGCTTTGTCCGTTGCTGCCTCCTCCTCCCGGAGCACCTGTAGTTGCCGTTGCGTTTCTGGCAAAGCCAGCCAACTGGATAAGCTGTTGAGCCGCGTCAGGAGAGAGTTTGAATTGGTCGAGGTTGCGGATTCCTCGGAGGGTGAGGATTTCATTTAGAAGAGGACGGGGGTCGATTTGGAAGATGAGGGCGAGTTGTGGATTCTGGACGAGCTGAACGAAGAGTTCTTGAAGGATGTCGGCCGTCATGCCACGTTGGCTTGGCAGCGTCCCATCAAATATCATGAAGTCGTAATTGCCAACAAGCTTCGTCTTGTCGATTGGGAGGAACTGGACAAGGCCCGCTGCGTTGTCCATGACGTTCGCCTGTCCCACTACGCGTATTAGTTGTGGGATGTCCATCCCGTCGCGGATGTTCGATAACATTTGTTTTCCGGTTGGGAGGAGGCCACACTCCCAAATCGAGTACGCCACCCGTAGCAACCGTGCGGCGGCGGATTGGTTAACGTTACGCGCCTCGGTCGCGCTTCGACGACCAGAGGCAAAGTTTCCAAGAATGTTGTCCGTGATTCCGGTGCCTTGCTTTGCGAAATCGTCAATCGTCTCCGCATCTCTAACATGGTTTGCTGTAACGTCAGTGACCGGAAGGTCTTTAATCCACCTATCGACGCCACTTCCTTGTGCAGTAGGTTTGAGACGAAGAATCGGATTACGGTCGCGAAGGTCTTGCATTTCAATGCCCTTCGGGTCGACAATGAGGCGATTCGAGATAACTTTCCGGACGCTCGTGATATGCGAGTTGATAAACCAGTTTTGTACATCTTGAAGTTGTTCGAGGAGTTCGGCCAGACCGAAGTTGATGAATCGAACCTGATCGTTGGCGAACTGGGAAACGGAATAGGTGAATTGATTGTGAAGGTAGCCCATCGGCTCGACCTTGACGATACGAGAGTCGTTGAGATACCAGACGAGGTACTTCTCGGGCTTGTCGCTGGAACCGAGAGGGACTCCGTCAACCTTCCACATGCTCGGGACGATTTCAAGTTGGACTATTGTAGCGATGTAAAACTTGGGTTCCCGCAGCGCGGTTTCGGGGGTTTGGTTCTGGATGCTCTCACTAAAAGAGACCCGGCGAAGTCCGTCGAACATCATCTCGGTCGTGACGCGGGGGACGTACTTGAGGCCGGCAATCTCCCCTTTCGACTCCATCGTCTGCAAAGTGTGTTCACTGTATTCGTATTCGTGCGCACAAAACTCACCTTCTTGAAACCGCGTGATAGGAAGGCGCGGGTCGGGGAAGAACCGATATGGCGAAACATTGATGACTTTGTTCCCCTGATAATCGACCTTGTCCACGAGCTGGGTCGTCATGGGCGGTTGCACAGTCTCCATCCCCGGAACCTGTCCCATTTGCATGGGGACTTGTTGTTCGGCTTTCACGGTCTCCTGCGTCCACGTGGTCTGTAGAACGCCTAGGCCGTACTTGCCAATGTCAAGAATAAACTGTTGAAGCACGAGGCCGCGCCACTTGTTGCGGTCGAGGTTGTATTCCATTACTGCTTCCGCAAGCTTGGACGCTTGTACATCCTCCGCGCTTGTGCCTGAAAATTCAAAGAACGTCGGACGTTGTGTATACACTTGATATAGAAAGGCACAAAAGGTGTCGATCTGCGAATAGGTCATCGGGATGACCATCTTCTCTGGTTCCTTCCGTTCTTTCGCCTTCACGTCGGCTTCATCGCGGTATCGCTCCGTACGATAGGCCATGTCATACTTGTCCCAAAGCGGATAGAAGTTTGCCATGCTGTCGCGGGACAACTTCACCAAGTCTTTGCACTTCTGTAAGAGTTTCGCGTGGAAGTCCCCCGGACTCTCCGCGCTCAAATGCTTGAGCAGCAGTGGCGGCATCTTGCTCTTCGGCGGCTGGTTAGGATCAATCGTTGAACTCGACTGCGGGGCCGCCCCGCCCGGCTGGATGTTCGAGGCGTCGTTGACCGAGTTGACTGGAAGGATGTCGGGCATTTGTCAAACCTTCGCAAAGAAATGCTCAACAATAAACACAAGCACAAGGCAAATCCCATACGCAACGTATGATCGCTTTTCCATACCCGAAATAGCCTTGCGGAGCGTTGCGACGTCGTAGCGGAGCCCCTCTTCGGGTGTTTGTCCGATTTGCGTTTCAAGCTTTGTCATACGGTCGCGGAAATGATTGAGGTCGTCGTAGATAGACATTTTAGCTGCCTGTCGGAGCGCTTTGTGGCTGTGCGACAGGTGGTTTAGTTGTCGTTGTTGTTGAAGCGGCTTTCCGCAGGTGGAACTGACAAATTTCATACCCGACCGCTAGCATGGTGCCGATGAGGATTGCGGCACCTGCAGCATAGCCTAGCCAGGGTTCAGACGCCGCGCGCCAAGCAAGGAAGAACAAGGCTGCACCGAAACCGATCATGAGTCCCGCTGTCGGGTGGTCTCCAAGGCCCGGACTCCCGATAAGGATTGCTAGCACCACGCATGCCATCGCGGCGTACAAAAGCGGCCTTCTATCTGCAACCGCAACCTTCTCCAACGCAACGGATTGATCGGGTGCACGAGGCGGTGAAACCTCCGTCGCGTTGGACTTCGTCTCTTGTGTCAATTCAAATTTTGGCAGCACAACCGTCGAGGTTGCAGGGGCCGATACAGAGGCAAGACTGCTTATAACCTTGGTTCCTGCGTCGACCACCACCCTAGTCGCGGACTCGGCAACCGCAACTTTTGTTGGACCGCTCGCGTTACTCGGTGCCACAACAGACGTACCATGAACATCCGTTCGTGCCTTACCCAACCCGGACGCGCAACCACCCGCGAGAAAGGTTATAAGCAGGATAGCCGGAGCTATCAAAGTAGAGTTGTTGTTTTTCACGTAGAGGCCAGTAGTTTATATGTCGTGCCCCCAATTGTAATCGGAATAAATCCATTACAATCAAACGGCGGCGCTCCTGTAAAGGACAATGTTATTGGACTATTTAATAAGTCAGTATAGCTACCAGTAACTGCCACCGTAGACAAACCTACAACTGCCGCGTGTGGAAGATTTGTGCAATTCGCTAAGTTTCCAGACGTTGGCGTTCCAAGGACGGGAGTAACGAACGTCGGAGATGTTAGAACACCTGTCATGTTCGTTAACGCTAGTATAGGCGCGCCTGTGCAGTTTGTCAACACTCCTGAGGTTGGAGTTCCTAAAGAAGGCGCCACAAGCACTGGAGATGTTGCAAGTACTACTGCACCACTCCCGGTTGAAGTTGTCGCCCCCGTTCCACCATTTGCAACGGCGATTGTTGTTCCGTTCCAAGCTCCAACTGTAATAGTTCCGACCGTTACTATTGATGTCGAGCCCGCAACTGCCCCGTATCGAGCGTCGTACGCCGTTTGGAAAAGCGTCTGAATTGCCAGAAGAGACACTGACTGCTCCGCACCGACCGCGGTCCCACGCGCACTAAAGACTTTATCCCCTGTCGCAGGACTTGCCTGAATAGGAAGTGTGTTGAAATTTGCCATCGAAACTTAGGAAGGGACTTCACCGAAAGCTTCGAGAAGCTCGAAACTATACTTGCCGGGCAGCAACGCTCCTTCTTTCACCGCGTGGCGAATTGCCGTGAGACAAACTTCGCGTTCCTTCGCGGTCAACTCGAAGGATTGCTGAAAATCCCGCCACGCGGTTTGTTCTGCCTCGGTAGTGGGGATAGTGACGTCTGGAACCACCTTCGCTAGCAACTTGCCTCCAATATATAAAAGCTCAGTGGTCTTTGCCCACGCTGGTTGTTCTAGTAATTTTCGTAGTGTGACCGTCGCTACGTTTGATAGTTTTATTTCGTTAGACATAAATTAATTTATAGCACCCCTAATGATCACGAAATTAAAGACAGGTGTAGTAGTATCAGCAGTGATAGTATTCTCATTAAACAGAGTAATATTAAAAGAGCCTGCGGCAACTGCGGACACCCACGCACTTGTTGTCGTAGAACCTCCTGTTGCTAGTGCTAGCCACGGAACGTCGTTTACACCGCATGATGTATTTGTAACAGTGAATGTAACAGCGGTCTGAGCCGCGAGAGAGGCATTATTGCCGGTGATTTGGCCAGCAGCAGTATTTATTGTAACGCCGGTTGATCTTGAAGTTGATTGAGTCACTGTTCCGCCTGCGCCAGAGCCTCCCGTATAACCAATTTTTCCACCTGACCCATTCGCAAGAACAGACGCTCCAGTAATGGTTGAACTTGAGGTTATTAACCCGCTAGCAAAAACTCTTCCATTTCCTATACCTACACCAGTAGTCGATCCAATTGAGTTTTGAACAACGAGCGCCCCAGTATTTCCCGCGGATGCTTGAGTGCTGTCCGTAATAACTACTGAATGTACTCGCGTAGCTATTAAACTACCTGCAGCAACTGCTGGTCCATTTACTAAGATTGAAGTAAGGTCGGTGACAGTCCCTGCCGAGGCGTTAGTTAGTGTCGGAACACCAAAATAATGGGCTTGAAACGCAGTCGCCGTGTTTGTTCCTGTTACTGTATAAGTAGTGGCTGGAATAGTAGTAACCGTGCCGGAAGTTGTCGCGCCAGACGGCAGAGCACCGAATGAGTAGGCTGTACCACCTAAGGATAATGAATTTTGGACGGTAATTGTTCCAGATAGTGTAGGGGACGCACTATAGACTAAGTTCCCGGTTCCAGTCGCGCCAGTTGAAGTTACGCCTTCAAAAACCGTGTGTCCCGCGACAGTAACCAACCCTACGCTAGAAATCGTCATCGCGTCGGCTGCGGTCGAACTTCCGACGATGAAGTGTATTGCGTTCGAGGTTTGCGTACCAATAGCTAAATCACCGTTCTGCGCATACAAATATGTCGTGCTTGGAGCGTTAAAGTTGCCAGTCCCAGCGAAACCAGAACTATTAATTCCAAAGTCGCCATAGTACGACGTGTTTGTTCCGAGGTCGTTATTAACGATAACGTCCGTCGACGCACTCGCTGCGGCGCTTGTATTTTGTAGTATCCCTTGAAAGAAGCTATTAGTGTTGCCCGTTAGTTGTAACGGAGCGTCGGTAGCAACAAATGCTGGTACACCAAATGCTACTCCTCCATTAAATGTTTGTAGCGCGGAGAACGTATTTGCCTGCGCTAACACACTTCCCCACGAGACAACCTTATTTGCCCCGCCCGTCACAATCGGAATTATATCCGACGTTCCAAGCGTCGTCGCAACAGGAAAGCCTGAAATTTTTGTGTCGGCCATTTTAGTGTTCGATTAGGATACGACTACCATTTTCTTGAAGAATAAAACTAGTGCCTTCCGTAAGGATAAATCCACTAATTTCGTTCGTGGTAAATAGTAGAAGATACTCTACAAGACTCACGCCTTCAAAGGGTTGATCTTCATCTTGCTTCACGGCGTGGTCGTAGGAATAGTCGTAGAACCTGCCGGCGTCTTCACAACGCCAAGCTTTATTTCAACCGCGGTTAGTAGCTTTTGCGCTTCTACTAGCGCCGAGTTGATTTTCGTTGCGTTGTGTCGTTCAACAAGAATCCCAGCGACGAACGAACCTAGAACGATGACTGAATCTATAATAGTTTCCATGTGTTTTAAGTGTTGACTCTAAATAAAATAGACGGCTCCTTCTCAGAAGCCGTCGATTTATCTAGCGTAATTAGACAGGAACTTCTTCCCACATAATGCTTGACGTGACGGCCGAAGCGGCAGAAGCCGCACCCAGCGCCGCAAGACACACAACCGTGTTCGGCGGGACGATAATCGAACCTTCAAAGTCGATCTGCGTGTAGTCTTGGCCGACGGTGTTAATGGCTGCCGTGTTGTGCATCAACGACAAGAACGCGGCGGTCGTTAGAGTCGTTGCGATTGTGTACGCAATTGCCTGCGACGGCGGCCCACCAAGGAAGCAGTTGCCGGTCTTGGTTGCGGCGGTCGTGGTCGTAGGCACTAGCGTCTGAAGTCCAGGAGTGCCTGACGCAAGAGCAATACCAGTCATCGACGCCGACGTCACCGGCACTTGAAGGTTGATCTTCTGAAGAACAAGGTTGACGTTCGTCGCGCCGTTATACAGAATCAAACCCGTCATGGCGGTACCAACCGCGGAGAGGGTCTGGAGGGAGGAATACGCATAGAACAAGTTTTTGCGGTAGGCGTTTTCGTAATAGCGACCGTGCAACTCTTGCACGACAAGGCCGCCAGTTTTTTCAAGACGAATGTCGTTAATGACACCGTCGGCGTAAGTAGAAGGGCCAACTTGACCCTGAATGACTGATTGAAGAGGCATCTTAGTGTTTTGTTTATCCTACGTTAGATTTTAGCTGTTGATCAGCGTGTTATCGACAAATAACTCTTCTGGTAGATCGAAACCCAACAGGTTGAGATAGTTGACGAGAAGTTGAAAGCGAGTTGTGAGGTCGCTTGCGGAGTATTGAACGAACTGGCCGTTCTGGAGGACCGAAATCGTGTCAGAGTCGGTCAGCCCCGTTGCAATAGCCGTCGGAGTCACGATTGCCCCGATTGACTGCGAAAGGTTTGTGAGGGCGATGATGACGGCGGTGATACGGGATTCGTCATCCTGCCCGGAGTTAACTGCGTTTTGTAGTGCCGCGATAATTTGTGCGGGAGTATAAGTTGTTGCCATTGGAATTAAACGGTTATTTCTACTACGTTAACGTCGAGGACAACAGTCCCGCTGACGTTTGGAAAATCGAACCAGACATATAAGAAGCCACCCTGCACTAGCTTCGCGGGAGTTTCCCAAGCAAGGGACTCGGCAGCGGAGGTGAAGGGCATTCGGTATTCGAGGGGCCGCGCGGTGTACTGGAAGGTTCCAGGCGCAGCGGCTGTAGTCACGCTGATTGGCGAGGTGATATGATAGAGGCGAAACAACGATCCGCCGGTCCACTGACCCTGTCGATTCGCAGGAAGCGCGTTTCCCGCGGTTATTTGCACTGAGACACTGTACGCGTTCGTTGTTGATTGAAGCGCCAGCTTCGTTGCCTGTGTGGGATATGCTCCAACACTAATATTTTGCGAAGCGATTATGTTTGTGACTGTGAGTGCCATTAGAAATCGTCCTTCCAAACAGGAAGGTCAAGTTGAGTTTTGTCGATTGTGACGTCGCCAATTGGCCCGTCGTTCGCGGTGTCAGGATTGTACCAAACCGGGTCGTTAATGAAAGTCCGATACATATTCTCCATCATGTGGTCGTCCTTGTCGATGGGTTTGTTTTCTTTGTCAAAGCAGTAGCGGTGGATTTCGTAGAGGAAGCGGGTGAGGTTTGGCGCGACGAAGATGTTGTTGTCTTTTTTGAACTCCCCGTTCATCTTCATGATACCGAAGGATTTGCCCTTCGACGCAGGGTCAACAAAGAGTCCATTCTTCCCGAGTTCCTCCGCGATGGAGGAATTCGTGATTGGGTCGTTTATCCACGCAGCAGGTTCGCACTTCGGGATTCCGTAGGAATATCCTTTTAATTTGAAAAGTATCAGGTTTGCGAGTTCGTCAACTGAACACTTGACCCACAACTCGTCGTAGATGAAACGCTGGCCTGTCGGTGACACCGCCACAAACAAGACGGCCATAGGCGTTTGAGGATGGGTGTCAATAGAACAATAAAGAATGTAGTTCTTGGGCGGAGTGTTAAAGTCAGTCCAACCGTGCGGGAGTTGTTGAAGGACGTGCTTTGCATAGTTGAAGGTTTTGTATACGAGACCGGAGAGTTCTAGCGGGAGACCTCGAAGGCGACATTCAGCTTCGTCAGGCGTCAGGAGCGCCTTGAAGTCTTCGATTGCCTGCACGGTGTTGTGTGGGTTGTCCTCAGTGTTCCCTTGCATTGCCCAAATGGTGCCTTCGCGGAATACACGAGGCTCGCCGGGTCTTGGAAAGAACATGTCATTTATCCAACCCTCAGATAGGGGTGTTAACGTGAACCAATCAGACCCACCGCGATCAATGAGGCCGCGAGCGTTTGCTTTATACATTCCCTCGGGACAAGGCTCATCAATGTGTAGGAAGTCCCAGTCGCTGGACTCTGAACCTTGTGGATTTTTCTTAAAGGACTCGACGGTGTCGAAGCGGAGGATAGAGCCGTTCGCCCCGACGAGTTCCTCGATTGCGCCGGAGTGGTTTCGCTTGGTGTGTTTGATGTATCCCCTGGGCGCGAACTGCCAAATCTTTCCGATGGACGTTCCTTGCCCTCGTTGTGACGTCCAGATTTCATTTACTTTGTCCCAGTCCGTCGTAATGACAAGCCCCTTATTAGGACGTTGGGGTATGCCGGAAGTTCGGGCGGGGTCGGTCTTGGCGTACCAAGGCCGCTCTCCAAGCATCCAGGACAAGTCCTCAGCGCATCCCATAGTCGACTTGCCAAAGCGGTTGCCGCTGCGAACCATGCGGTGTTTCGCGCTCGCGGCTTTGTGGAAGGCGTCCTGTTTGTCAAAGGGCTGGTAGAAAGCAAGTCCGTTGTCCTGCTTGATGCGAAGACGCTGTTGGAGAAGGTTTCTTTCGCGGAGTGCAAGAAGGCGTCTTTCTTCAATGGTTGCGTTCATTCGTTGAACTCGACAGGGAATCAATTCGATTCGCCGGCGAACTCGGCAAGGCCGTTTTGCTTCCGCAGTTCGTTGACCTGCGCCTCAAGCTCGTCGACGGTCTTCCGAGCATCATCGAGACCCTTGGAAGTGGACTCTGTCTCCACCTTCTGTGTGGGCTTGCCGAGGAAACGGTCGAGAAGGGAGTTGCTTGCTGCAACGCGGGAGGCTTCCTTCGCATAGACGTTGTCGCGGATTTCCACAAGTGTCTCAAGGGACGGTATCATTTCCCCTTCGAGGAATGACGAAATCGCATCGCGGCCAGACGCTTCGCACTCGCGGATGAAGTTCTCGCGGAACCAAGGTTGACGGACAAGCTGGCAAATCCACTGATACCCATACCCCGTCTTCGTCGCGATTTCCTGGTTTGTCATGCCAGTTGCCTTCAAGTACACGATTAGCCTGTGCTCCGGCCGTTCATGCTTGATGGCGAGGTTCGGAGGACGATCACCAAAGAGTCCATTTTCGGACTTATAATAGTCCGTCCCCTCTGTCGACTGACTCAGGGAGTTGTTTTCAAACAACTGTGGGTTGACCTTTTTTGGCCCGGCGACGGTGCGTAGGCCGTCGGACGGAACAGGCAACGCCGCAACGGCGCGGGCTTCCTGCCCCGTATACGCTGCAACAATTGAATCAACCTTTGCGGACATCTTTGAAAAGGGGAGCTAGTTGAGCGAGAGCGACACCTTGCACCACCCGCTGGGCGCTAGCGGGCAGAGTCATTGTCCCCGTTGCCGGGCGGATGACCGGGCGCGTCAAGATGCTCCTTGGAGCTTGCGAGGCAGGGGCCATGCCACTATCCTATGGGTCGACCACCCACTTGCAAGCGGAAAATGCGGCTTTCGGGCGCTCCTTCGCTCATGGGAGGGTTTTGAAAATTAGACTAGAGAGTTCTAATTTTCCGTGCGGCGGGAAGGAAGACCTAAGCTAAGCCACGACCCTCCGAGGGCAAAGGTACCCTTTTTGCTACCTGCGATTGAGAATCAGTATCAACAAACGAATTGAGAATGCGTCGCGACAAGTTACTATTGAGATCGAGTCGCAATGCAGAATCCAACTGCTAAGAGTATCGGCAGCTAGCAATCCCGCAAGCTTCCCGACGTTCATTCAAATGCAAACTGAAACTGCCGAGACAGCGGCTAAACTGTCACCTGCGGATATCGCAGACCTCAGCAACCTTGCCTTCAAGGCGGTTGGTGATTATGTCAAATCCAAAGGTATCACTCGCGGGCTGACCAAAGGCGCGCACGCTGGCGCCATGGTTCATGCCCTTATCGATAGTGGAATCCTGCCGGAGGAAGTGAAGCATGAGGCTTTCCATATCCTCTGCCGGTTGGAAAACGGTTCGCAACTGCGTCAAGAGCTGGAGAAGTCCGGTGCCCTTGGCAAGGAAGCAATCGCGACGGAATACATGCCCTGATGAGACCGGAAGGTCGAAACAGCCGGAAGGCTGTCGGCATCTTAGAAGTCCGAGTATCTTTCTATACTATGAAAACCCGAATTGATTTGACGCGGATTTCCCGCTTGGTCAAAAATGTCAACACCGGCAAAACTGACCACGTCCAAGTCGTTCTTTGCATCCTTGTAATTGTCCTCTCCACGATTTTGATCTCCTGTGGACTAGCACAGGCTTTTTGAGGCCTTTGGCCTGCTAGCTCCCTGCATCCTTGCCCTTGGCATAGGCCTAGGCAGCGCAAGGATGGCCGCTATCGAGCGATTGCCTCCAAAGGCATAGCAGCTATAGCCGCGCGCCTTAGCCATCGCCAGCGGAGTGGGTGGGTGGGTGGATGCGTGCGCCTTATGCCCCCCCCCCCTGCGGGAAATCGCCTCTTTTAGCGATAGAGCCAGTCGCCTTTACGTGTACGCATATACATATCATCACGCGCACCTACGCTTTGATA